CTGGAGATGACCAATCAAATGCACCTTGATTCATAGTCTTGATATAAGCTCCTTTGATAATCCACTCAGAAACGATATCTCCTACAGGACCTAGAACGTTAAGAGTTAAATCTTTTTTGTAGAAGTCTGAGTACCCAGCACGTCCGGTTACTGATTCGTAAGATAAACGAGCCCACTCCATTACTGCCTGAGCACCAGAAGGTGTGATTGGATCATATAATGTTAGATCCATATCATTCCACACTCTCTTTCCTCTAATCTTACGGTAAGAGTTGATGTGGTGAAGAATTACCTCTCCATCATCAAAAGAAGGAGCTGCTACTGTCTTTACCATGAATGATGGAATGTTGTCCATATACATGATAAATCTATTCTGTACCTTCGGTTCGAAGGCTCTAAACATTATTTCGTTTGAGTCTAATACTGCCATGTTATTTATTCTTTATTATAAATATCTTTATTTAAAATTATCCTGCAAATGTAGCACCTGTTGGCTCAATTGTAAAGTCAAGTACGATGAATTCGGCAGTTTTAGCTGGCTGAATAAAGATCTGACCGATCAATTGGTTTCTATCTACTACGTCTGCGGTGTTGTTTGTATCATCCATTACTACTCTGTAGGCGTAAAGACCTTGTCTCTGTACTACTGATTCTAGGTAAGGATTAACTGTGGCTAAGAATCTGTTACGAGTTGTAATTGTGTTTTGTTCGAATACTAAGTTTCTTGCTTGATCTCCGATGAATTTCTTTAACTCGATTAACAATCTTCTTACATTTACACGATCAAGTGCTGATGCTTTAGTCTGAAGAGTCTTCTGACCAAATACTGAAATACCTTGACCTGGGAATGAAGCGATTGGGTTAACTTTGTTTGAGTAAAGAGTATCTCTTTGAGTTCTAGTCAATCTACGCTCGGCTTGAATTACTCCTGTAATACCTCCTCTTACAAGTCCGGCTGGTGCAAACCAAGGTGCTGAACTGTTATCGGTGAATGCATAAACACCTGGGATAACTACTGAAGCAGGAACCCATTCGTTCTTACCTGTAGCCGATTGCATTTGCAACCATGGCCAGTACGCAGCAGCATATGAACTGTTTAAGTTAGCCGATTGAGCTACAGCTCCGGTAACTGTATCATTATATTCTACTAGATCTACTACTGCGATACAATCTCCTCTTGTTTCAGCTAGAGAGATAATGCTATCAATTTGGGTACCGTGGTTAGTTAATTCGTAAACTAGACCAGGAGCAGAAATAATGTTAAATACGTAATCATCACTATTTCCTAGCACTGAAATAATATCTCCATAATCTGTGGAAGGATCTAATCCCTGAGTGTTTGTGCCATTTATGTTGCCGAAGAAATTGGCTCCAGCAGCAACCTCCCCTGTAGCACCTTGGAAAGAACCGGATTGAGCTACCGGAAGAGAACCAGAATAAGAGATACCGTCAGCATCTGTATTCACAGATACCCCGTCTGTACTTAAATAGTTTAAAGTATTTAGATTTACAGCCGATACTCTGATGTAGTTAGAGCGGTTAACAAAGGAGCCAGTTATCTGAAGGTACTTACTTCCGTCAGCATCTGTTGTTAAAGTTTCAACTTGGTCTCCGATTACTTTTGTAATGAAATTTCCTGAGTTAGGATCTAATGATAAGTTATTGAATGTTTCAAGAACTATCTTATTTTTAAGATTATCGTCTCCCTGACGAACACTTAAAGTAAATGTACCTTGGGAGTTATTGATATTACTTACTTCCCATCTTAGGTTATCAGCAGAACCAGAAACTAATGAACTATCACTGTTTTGTGCTCCTGGATCATCTAATTCAGTAGAGTTATTATAGATAACTCCTTTTCCTAAAGTTTCTAAAGCAAAGGGGGCCGTAGGTACAGCAGATCCTGTAATTTTAGTAGAAGTAGCTCTAGCAAAAACACCGTTTACTACTCTGTTTACCAATACTGAGTTTCCGCCTTGTTGAAAATAATTTTTTACTGCAAGAGAAGTCAAGAATTCATAAGAAGTAGATCCTGATTCAAAAGTTACTCCAAATTTTCTTACATAATCATTATACGAAGTAACTAAAGTAGGAATTTCTACCGGTCCTTTTACAGTTGGCCCGATAATAGCTGCACCGGCTGCTACTGGGGCTGGTTGAATAAATGAAATATCATTTTCTCTTGTGAATACACCTGGAGAGATTATTGTTTCTGCCATGTTTAATGAAGTTTATTTAAATGTCTTTTATAAATATCAGATTATTTTGCAAACCTTTCTTTTAAAATGTAGGTAGGTAGCTGTATATAAATAGGAAGGGAGGTTGCAAAAACCTCCCATAGAATAATCCAATATAATTTAAAAAACTATTCTGATTCTGATACAAATTCTTCTGTATCTAGATTAATCGTTCCTTTGCCGTATTTGTCTTCTAGTACTTTTACTAGATCAGCTTCTTTTTGACGAGTTTCGTCAAGATAACTTACTACGTTTTTACGTCTTTGTTCTAAATCTAGTTTTGCTAACTCTAACTGTCCAAATTCGGTTTGAACGGCCGTCATACGGTCTTGAATTTCTTTAATTTGTGTAACTTCCTCTTGGGTTAATTTTTTATTTGTCATGACTTATTTTTCTTTTTTTATATAAATATATGAATTAATTTTTAATTTACAACTATTCCACAGAAAATTCGTATACATCTAACCCGAAAGTATAACTTTCTTCTGCACCTAACAAACTAAAGTTATTATGGTGTAAGATAACTCTACCGTCGTGGTATACTCTTATGTCGCATATGTCTATATCAAAGTCATCCAGGTTCCAGGTGTTTGAATGTATTCGCTTCCATGGGCTTATTTGCTGCTGGTTTTTATCAGCTATCATTATAATAAGGTCTGTTGAAACATCCGATAAAAATTCTAGAAGTAGTAGATTTCCGTTTTTGCTGCTGGTGTATTCTTTTGCAAAGGGGTACTTTTGCTCTAAACTACAAGGAGTAGGTTCTTTGATGTTTTTTGAAAATAACTTTAAACTTCCGTTTACCCTTAGTTTACCTGAGGTTGCAATCTTGTTAGAAATGTCTGAATTATAAACTAAGGTGAATACAATTCCATCAAGTAAAGAATCGTATACAGTATCCTCCCAAGTTTTCCAACTCCTGAATATGTCGTGTTTTTTATTTGATAAAAGCCATTTTGGAGCTTGTTTTTCAGTAGGAAATAAATCTGTTCTATAAAAGACTCCTTCTTTTTCAAACCATTTCATTTTAAAAATAGTTTGAGTAATAGATCTAAATTGCCCGTAAAGAAAGGGATACTTATCTGTACTTAGAGCCCAATGTGGATATTGGTGTACTCGGTATCTATAATTTATAGCTAAATTATCCTGTTTAAGTCTTAGTAGGAAATCTGTATCTTCATGCTCACCACCGATAAATCTTTCATCCATCATTCCAATCCTGCGGAATACTTCCTTAGTAGTTCCATAGAAACCAAAAGCAATGATACAGCTGAGTGCATATCCGTTGCAGAGATCCTCGATTATTGTATGAATATCTTCCGGTTTTGGGATAGCTGAAGGATTTAAAAAGATCATAAATTCTGCTTCTGTAGCTAATACAGCTTCATTTATCATTTGAGAGTAAGAAAGCATATTACCTTCTATTCTTTCAGCTCTAATATCCCATTCTATATTAAAATCAGATTCTAGAGATAAAAGTCTTTTTTTTTGCTCTAATGCTCTTTTTACTGTTGGGGCATTAAAACAAATTGCTATATTGTTAGGTCTTTGGAGTATCATATTTTTTACTATGGTTAAACCCAAATTAACTGTTTATTTTGTTTTATTTTCTTTACTATGGAAACTCCAGGATGAATTGGTAAAGTAACAATTTCAAATTCTCCTATTAAATTTTCTTTTATGTACAGCGCAGTTTTGTATACATCGTTACACATTTCTGGGTGGAGGTAGTCTGTGTTTATAGGGTATGTGTCATGGAAAAAAATAAAACCATCTTCTATTACTCTACCTTTTACATTTAAAAAATCTTTTAGAGACTGCTCATGTGAGTGATCTGCGTCGATAAAAACTACATCAAATTGTATACCTTTGTCAAGAGTTTCAAAATACTCATCTGTTGTCTTTTGATGGTATTCCATATTAGATTCAATTTCTATTTGTGCAGGAATAGTATCAACCCCAATAGCTTTTTTACAGTATCTAGATAATTTTTGAAAATTCACTCCATCACGAATACCTAATTCTAAGTAAGACTCCGGCTTAAGCCATTGAAAAAGATGTTCGAAGAATCCTGTATGATTAAAGGTTTCGTCAGGTGGAGGAGTATTTCTTAAGTATATAGGTTTCATAAACTTTATTTTAATATAGATAAGCCCAGTAAGGTTTAAAAAGAGAAAAATTTTTGATCGTGAGCAATATTACTTACTTTGGGATATAGGTTAAATAAAGGATCAAACCTATCTAAGTTTGAGTTGTACATAAATTGGGGATGAAGTTCTAATAAAATATTCCATTTATACTTGACACCGTAGCTGAATAGATCTTGCATAATATGCTCTTCAGCTCCTTCTATATCTACTTTTACAAATTCTACTTGTTCAAAAGGTATAATAGATGATAACTTGTCTAAAGTAGTAGTTTTTACCGAAGTGGTCGGGATAGAAGAATTAAGTTGACTAGTAGAAGCCCCCATACCTTCGTGGGCAAATATAGGATTTAAACCAAAATTAAGCGTAGTTTCTTTTGAATATAGGGCTTTAGAAATTATTTTAACATTAGAGCATTTATTATCTTTTAAATTATGTTTTAATGCCTCTAAAGCAACTGGGTCTGGTTCAAAGCTATAGACATAATCAAACAGTTGAGATAACGCTATAGAAGTAGCTCCAATCCATGATCCTATATCAAGAGCTATTTTCTTTCTATTAGAATATTTTTTAAATATTTCAAAAGTTTCAGGCTCCCATTTTTCATTTTTTAAGCTATTCACATACCAGTTAAAGGGCGATATTGCTCTGTTATGAGTAGGATTAAATTTAAAATCAATCCCATATGAATTAAATACTTCCATTTTAAAAGTTAAAAAATTTATTAATGTTTAAGTTTATAGTGCATTTTTATATTTATAGGTCCATTACTTTACTCATAAGGCTTATCTCTCCTATATGGTGAAAAAAGTTTGCTAAGTGGTATACTCCTTTGCTGTTAATACTTTTAGCAAACTCGAATTCATATTCTTTTATATATTGAAAATCTGCGGCATGATATACTTCTCCTTTTACCAAGCTTGGATTATTAGTATAGTTATCTATTCTAACTTCGTTCCAGTAAAATATACCGTCTTGAACTCGATGTATGTGTTTAAATATTTTAGGGTAAGGATTTTCCCAAAATTCTGGAGTAAGTGTATGATTGTCTTTTATATCCTGGTTTTGAATGTGTAGTGATTCTGAAAAACCTATTTGGGTCCAGTTGCTGTTTCTTAAAATTTGAGTAAAGCGTGTAATGTCAAGATACTGATTAAGTGTCCAGTCATCTTCTAATATAAATGCTATGTCATCTTTTGGTAGTATTTTTTTTATAAAATTAAATTTATCTATAAATTTTAATTCTTTATTATTATTAAAATTAACTGTTTGAAAATTATCGGCAAAATACTTACGCAAAAGTTCCTCAGTTAAAACTCTCTCTCCTAATGATGATCTATCATCTAAAAGCCAAACTTCTTTAAAAATTTCTTTTAAATTTGAAAGATGTTCTGCAAGTGTTGAAAGTGTTCTTTGTAAATAAAAATATCTCCTTCCGGCTAATATTATTAAAATCGGCTTTTCGGATTCGTTTAGTTCTTTTTTAATTTTTACTACATCACTAATCTCAGGGTTCCATATATAGTCGCATTCATTATTTTCATAATATCTTTTTTGGTACTCAATTTTTTCCTTTAGAGTATTGGGACCGGTAGTGGTTAGTTTCTCGTTCCAGGTAAAGTGAAGAGGATTGCAAACTTCTTTTGGTACTGTAACAGTATTTGCCCATCTATACTCTACATTTTTACCCGGTTCTTTGCCAAACCAACTCCAATGCATATCTAAATAATACTCCTTAATACCGCCATGTCTTTTTATCCACCCAGCTGAAAATCTTTCCCAGTCTTCATAAACTCCTTCTTCTATGACTCCTTTTAAAACTGTATTATAGCAGTCAGGTTGTTGATTGTTCAGTATCCAGTTAAGATACGGCTCTGCTTGATCTCCATAAAATTCATCTGCATCTACCTGAACCATTAGGTCTATATTATTTTCCCTAAGCCATGGGATACACTTATCGCGTGTTTCATGATCCGATAGTAGATTGTTTGGGTCTGGTTGAAATAAGTAATCTATTTTATTTTCTTGTAAAAGTTTTTGTAAAAGCTCTACAGTAGGTTCGTTTAAGTCTTCGCATCCCATCTCATTATATATTTTAAATTGACCGCTACCGACCCAAATTTTTATATTGTACTTTTCTTTCAACTTAACCCACGGAGCTATAAGTTGTTCAAATGTAGTTTTACAATTATATGCTAGAATTTGTATTCCTATATTAATATTATTCATTTTGCCTCTATCAAATTATTTTTTTAAATTCTTTATATACAGTATCAGCTGAGATCGATTTTTGACATATATGTTGCTTATCCGTGCCTTTATTTATCGGGCACCAATCCCAATCCCCTGGGTCAAAATTAACTTCTTTCTTTACCCAGCAGCTGTTACAAACTGAATGATCTTCTAATTTAGTTAAATTTTTGGTGAATTCAAACCCAAAAGGTATAAAATTATTAATCATTAAAGTATGCTTACCTAACACCCAGTTCATCCAAGACAGCCCTGATCCTAGACCTATAAATAAATCTGCATAATATAGGTAGTTCCAGGTTTTTTTCCACCCCATACCTTTTTTGTTTATTATGTAAGGCCCTTCAAATCCTTCATAAGAAAGATTTACAATTTTATAACCATCTTTATGAAGTAACTTGGCAAGTTCTTTCCAATTTTGATAAGGCCATTCTTTTAAACCGGCTGTAGATCTGGGTCCGATACAAATATACTTTTGTTTGATTGGTCTTTCCCCAGGAGTAAAATCTATTCCATGATTTACTTCTTTATAAGGTAGCCCTAAAATATCGGTAGCAGCTTGAATTAAAGGAACAGTATTAGCCTGTATCGGATTTTTAGTTCCTTCGTCCCATTTACCGTCTGTTCTAAACCATCCTATTTTAAAATGTGCATAAGCATTATAAGGGGTGTCTGGTTTTACAAATTCTATATCTTCATATGCTGGTAAGCCTTCAAACCATTCATTATGAAAAGTTGATACGGCAACTTTGCAATTGAATGTGTTTTTAAATTCTACAACTTGCGGCATCCAGGCGAGGGTATCTCCTACTGATTTAGAATCAAAAGTTATTTTTACCTTTTTGTCTGTAACGTCAAACTTATGAACTTCTTTTCCGTCTATTTTTATAATCCATGGAATAAAGTATTCTTTATTACATTTAGTCCACATATTATTTTTTATAGTATCGGAATGAACTACATTGCCTGTTCTAGAATCTATAAATTCGACAAAGTATTCTTTTTTATGATGACCTAGTATTTCTACTTTAGGTCCATATTCAAAAGAAATAGAGATATTATTTTTAGAGCCTCTTTTAGGAAGTGTCCAGAGTTGGTTATATAAATCTAAATGCCGTAATGCAAAAGTCTGCAAGCCGTATTTTGGAAGAAATTCTGTACTACGGTTAGGCTCTTTAGTAATTTTTAATAATAATTCTACGTTTCTAGATAAATCATCTTCTAGTTCTGTAGCATAATTATCAAATATGTCTTTATATTGAGGAAGTTTACGGTAAAAAACTGTTAAACCGTACCCAATAGCTTCTCGTAATACTAAAGGACTACATTCAAAAGTAGAATTAAAAATAAATGTGTCTGCTGCTTTATAGAATAAGTCTATATCTTTACGTTCGCCCCATACTGTAACATTATCTGGTAAGTTCTCCATAATAGGTTTCCAGTACTCTTCAAAGTTGCTAGCTTGATTGCCTACAAAATGAAATTGATATTCGTCTGGATAGATATCATTTATCGCTCTTGCGATTTCAATCGCCTCTTTTTGATTTTTACCAGGTGTCCACAACCCTACATTTAAAATATGGATGTTGTTAAGGTCCATTCCTAATTTTTTTCTAGCTGAGAGTTTTTTCTCTTTAGAAGGGATTGTGTTAAGTATTGGGTATTCAAAAACTTCTTTATGTGCTGAGTTGTGTTTAAATTGATTGTATAGGTGATGGGAAGAGCAGAAAGCATATGCATCAGGTTCATACTGCTTATTAGAACCTTCGAACCAAATATTATGACAGGTTTCTATTATTCGCCAGTTATGTTCAGAACTGTAGAGCCATTTTATAAATTCTTCGTCTAATTGGTTAAAACTGTCAAAAGCTTCAGGACATTCATCTATATGAATAATGTCTGGTTTAAGATTGGTTATAAAATTTTGTAGTCTTTTACATCGATCTTTTTTATGTTCAACGTTCAAGTATCCTAAGCTATAAAATCTATCTCCTAAAAGCTCTGCAATGTGTTTTCTTTGTACTGTATAATCAGTACTATATTGAGTATACTCTACTACATATACTTCAAAATCTTGTTGGTTTTGTAATGCTTGTAATCTAGTCAAAAGAAACTGCGGCATTCCTCCTGTGGATAAATGAGGAGCTATAAAGAGAAGTTTTTTCTTTTCATAATTTTCAAAATTTCTACCTTCGTTTTGAATTACACTAAGCCCATCCCACTGTGATGTCAGGCTTTGATTAAAGATACCTATTCTCTTTTTCTCCATAAAATTCCTATTTAGGAATATATCTGCTGCGTCCCATTTTTCATTTTTGTAAATGTCTAAGAGGTATTCTCTAACTCTTTGAGGGAACATAATCATTTGAATACCTATTACTTTGTTTACAACTTCAATATCTCCGTGAACTTCAAAATTTAAACTTTGTAAAACATGCCCTTCTAAAGTATATTTACTCCCAAAAGAAAAATAATCTATATCAAGAGATAACATACTTTCATAAGCTTGCTCTATTTTTGATATTATAGTATCTAAGTCTTGTAATAATTTTACATCACCTTCACATAAAATTATAGCATCTATATCATCAGTAAAGTTATTTACTGTTCCGTCGGCAAATGCTCTAAAGCATCCATAATGGGCAGGAGTAATAAGTTTAGGATCGTATTCTGAAGGTCTTGAAAATGTATCTAGCGGTATTTCTTCTGTCCACCTTTTATTCCATACCTGTATATATTCTATACCTCTATCTTCTAACTGCTTTAACTGCTTGATAGAGTTTTTTTGTCTTAATGGATCTAAATCGTCTTCAAGCAGTAGGTGTACGAGCTTGATCCTATATTTAGTAGTTTTAGTTTTTAATTCCGATAAATTGTAAAGTTTTGTAACCGTATTATAAACTCTGTCTACAGTTGGATGACATTCAAAAGTTGGTTTATCTTCTAGACATTTTATTTGCGGAGGAATACCGTTAATACTACCATGTTCTTTTATATTATATTTCATGTTACTGGAGCAGAATAAATCACATCCGCCTCCAATAAACTGGTATTTATAATTCTGATTTCCGTTACGGTATGGTGCTCTTAATTTATAATCTATAGATGAACCAAGCTGTATAATATGTACATCGGTAGTTCCTGCTACATGCAAAATACCTGAATCCATAGTAATGACTGCTTTAGCTCTATGATTCATCATCCATCTTAATTCTGCAGGATCGTTACTAGGATCATTAAGTAGATTTACTCCTAGTCTTATATTAATATCCATAACAGGCTTTTCTGTATCATAGAAGCCTGTTTCTCTACCATCACGTCCTACTGCTACAACTGGAATGCCGACTGCGTTTAACCGATCAACTAACTCTTGCCATTTTTGAGTATCCCAGGTTCTGGTTGGCCAGGTATAGGTCGGGTGAATAATAACATAATCTTCAAAACCTACTTCACGCTCTTTTTCTATATAAAGATCCATTTCCATCTCTTGTTCGGTTAAGGTAAATCCAAGAGAGACTGCATGGAATTGTCTAAGATCCATATTAGAGTACCTAAACTCTACTTTATGTCCGTTTAGATCATGAGGAATACCGGCTAGGGGTTTGAAAGTTTCATGAAGAATATAATTTTCTTTTTCTTTAGAATCTAGAGAAAATGCTCGATCAACTAAAGGATGATTTTCAAATAGAAAAGGCTTGCTAGTAAATACTGTTAATTTTGTATTTCCGTAAGCCTGTGAAAGTTTACGCAATGTAGGAATAGCTGCTATAGTATCCCCCAAGGCAGGAGTATTGATATGAAGGGCTACTTTTTTTCCGTTTTGTAGAGCGTAATTCACAACTTGCTTTTAGAACTAATATACGAAAAATATTCGTAAAATACAACTTTACTAAGTACCGTTTACACTACCTATACTTGCTTCTGCTACTCCAATAAAATTTCCTATACTTGCATTTGCCACACCTATTATATTATCATTCCACCCGGCTGGAGGGGTATAGGTTATGTCTAATTCTATCGGATTTGTTCCGTTAAAAAATCTTACCCCTCCCTGTCTGTCTACATCCGAAAGAGGTTCATTATCTACATAATCATAATCATTGCCTAACACAACTACATTTAGATAGCCGTTAGTATTAGCATCAGAAACAGCCGTACTATTTAATGTTAAAGTATTGTAGGTATTGATACTCCATGCAGGAGATGATGCCATATATGCAGTAGGTGAGTCTGGATTCCAGTTATCGAAGTCTCCTGATTCAAAGTCTGAGCTTCCATCACCACCGAAAGCTGTACTTTTAGCTACCATCACATCAATAGTATTATTAGTAACCCCGTAGATTTTTAAATCTATAGCTGTAATAGTTCCCCCTACTCCTGATACATCAAATACTAAAAATGTTCTTGTAACTACATAGGTACCAGCCCCACGACCGCTGAGAAAAAGTTCTACGAGAGCATCAGTTTTATCTGTTGCTGTAGAGTATTGTGTAAAGCTGTTCGCAGTTGTAGCATCTCTAGCGGCTGTCCATGTAGTTTGTGTACCGCTATCTGCGCTGGCTTCTTTATCTGCAGTTACTGTCGTTGTGGCCATTTATCAGAACTGTTTTTTTGGTAGAAAATAAACATTATTAGTAAAGTACGAATTTTCCGGAGGATTAACATTAAATTCTTCATAACTTACATTAGAAATGTTATGAAAATTTGAAGATGTAACAGACATGTTCCACCAGGTAGCAACTCCCCCAGGTTTCATAAGTTGTGCTAAAGAAGAAGAAAAATACTTTAAATGATAATCGGCATAAGTATCATGAAATACTCCATCATAGGTAGATAAGATATTTAAATTATCATACCAGCTACCGGTAATGATTATAACATTTGGTTTCTCTGCTGCCCATTCTAAAGCTTTAGGTATAATATCAGGATGATTTTCTAAAATAGTGTGAGACGATATTAAATGTGATTGAATATAACCGGCAGATATTCCCATACCAAATCCTATCTCTAGAATATCTCCTCCATTTTGACAAATATATGCAGCGGAAGCAGACATTAAAGAATCTTCCCAAGACATCATTACTTCTCTTATGGATCCGTCTAATCCAGTAAACCAAATTTTATTTTGATCAAAATTTAAACTTTGTGATAAGTAGTACATACCTTTATGCTATTTCTACCCAAGATTTATCTGGGTCAAAGTACATTAATTCGTCAGTAGCATCAATTATATATCCCATAATTCTTACTATGTCTCCTGATGAAGCAGGTGGTGTTAGTAGCATTACTCCATTTAGGAAAGTACTATCACTTAGGTAGAGAGGATCTCCTGGACGACCGGTGGTAAAGGTAAAATCGGCTGTATATCTTGCAAATCCTCTAATAAGCATACCGTCAGTATTAGAATTAGAACCTACCGCCATTGCAAGCAAGTTTGTGGATGTATTAGCCGATTGAGCATTAGCAGCAGTCCAGCTAGGGGTACCGGCACTGCCGGTTAAGAAGTATATTTTACCGGCATCTGTAGATGTATTTCCTGCGTATATTATTTCTCCTGCCGCCGAATTATTAGCTAGGTAGGTTGTTGCATTTCCGTATGCGTAGTATGCCAGACTGTTTACAAAGGTTGTACAGTCTGCTTGGGTTGTAATACAAGATCCTACAATAAAGGAGTTGTTATGATTTACTGTATTATACTGTCCTCCTACAATTCCCGCATTATTTGCACATACTGCTTGTACTTGTCCTGAGCCTATAAAAGACTGTGATCCTGATACTAAATTTGGTCCTTTTCCCGGTCCTAAAAAATTATAAGATCCTGTTACTATATTACTTACACCTCCTATTGTAGCAGAAAAATTTCCTTTATAAATTGAATTTGTACGACCACCTATAATTGCAGAGTCTCCCAAAGACTGCCCGCTTCCTGTGATATAGTTGTTGCATCCTCCAAGTATAACACTACCTATAGTATTGTAAATTCGGTTACATACCCCCCCAATAATACCTGATTGTGATGAGGCAGAAACTTCATTAATACCTCCTCCCAAAATAGTACTTTGATTTGCAATATGAAGATTGTTGTCAGTACCTCCTAAAACAGTCCCACGACAAGATTTAAAAATACTATTACTAAATCCGCCTCCTATAAAAGCCTCTGCACCAAAAGTATCATCAGTACTAATAGTATGCGTTCTTCCTCCTACGATAGAACTAGCGTGACTGCAGTCTATTGTGTTACCTTGACCTCCAACAATAAAACTACATTCAGCTGTATTAATTATATCATTTAAAGTACCCCCTATAATAGCTGATAATGTTCCGCTTAATGTGTTGGTTACCCCCCCTACTATTACGCTGCGATTAGAAGTAGTGTTTATCGTATTACTGCATCCTCCTATAATTGCAGTATGAGTCGAATTAATTGTATGAGCTTGACCTACCTCTACTCTATAGTTAGTTGCATCAAAGGTAAAGTCTGGTTCTGCATTTAATACCCCGGCACTATTATCCCCAGTTATAACTCTATTATCTGCATTGTTGTTAATTGTAGCTGTACCGCTTGATCCTGAAGATCCAGATGATCCAGAGCTTCCTGAAGATCCGCTAGTTCCGGAAGAGCCGCTACTGCCAGAAGAACCTGATGATCCTGAGCTACCGCTAGAACCACTAGTACCTGAACTACCTGACGAACCGCTACTACCTGATGATCCAGATGAACCTGAACTACCTGAAGTCCCAGAAGAGCCGCTTGATCCAGAGCTACCAGATGATCCTGAAGAACCAGAACTACCGCTAGTTCCCGATGACCCGCTAGTGCCACTGCTCCCTGACGAGCCTGAAGAACCGCTGCTTCCACTTGAACCAGAGGAGCCGCTAGTTCCAGAAGAGCCTGAAGAACCACTTGATCCACTAGAGCCTGAGCTTCCTGAAGATCCGCTAGTTCCAGAAGAGCCAGATGAGCCGCTGGAACCTGAACTACCAGATGAACCACTACTACCAGAAGTTCCTGAAGAACCACTAGTACCTGAACTACCACTTGACCCACTACTACCTGATGAACCAGATGAGCCTGAGCTTCCAGATGTTCCTGAAGATCCTGAACTGCCGCTTGATCCGCTTGAACCAGAAGAACCAGATGAGCCAGAAGTTCCTGAAGAGCCACTAGAACCGGATGAGCCTGAACTTCCTGAACTACCACTGGAACCGGACGTACCGCTTGAACCTGAACTGCCTGATGAACCTGATGAGCCACTTGAACCAGAGCTACCGGATGTACCTGATGAGCCGCTGGTACCTGAAGAGCCTGAAGATCCGCTACTACCACTAGAACCTGAGCTTCCTGAGGAACCGGAAGTACCACTGCTGCCTGATGAACCTGAAGATCCAGATGATCCAGAGCTTCCTGAAGATCCACTAGTTCCGGAAGAACCGGAAGATCCGCTTGAACCTGAACTACCAGAGCTACCACTTGAACCGCTAGTACCGCTTGAACCTGATGTTCCTGAGGAACCGCTAGAGCCAGAAGAACCTGAGCTACCGCTTGATCCAGATGATCCAGAAGTACCTGAGCTTCCACTACTACCTGATGATCCGCTAGAACCTGAGCTACCTGATGAACCTGAAGTACCAGACGATCCTGATGTTCCTGATGAACCGGAAGAACCACTACTACCTGATGAACCACTAGATCCTGAAGATCCACTAGTTCCTGAGCTGCCTGATGTGCCAGATGAACCTGAACTTCCGCTTGAGCCGCTTGAACCTGAAGAACCTGATGATCCGCTTGTACCGCTGCTGCCTGAGCTACCTGAAGATCCTGAAGATCCTGAGCTACCTGATGAACCAGAGGTACCGGAAGATCCGCTAGAACCGGAAGATCCTGAACTACCACTGCTTCCGGAAGAACCTGATGAACCGCTAGTTCCACTAGAACCTGAAGTACCTGAGCTGCCGGAACTACCTGAAGATCCGCTACTACCAGAAGAGCCGGATGATCCTGAGCTACCTGATGTTCCAGAAGATCCAG